GCCCCGTTCATCCCCGCGTTTGGACAGCCGGCCACCTTCCGTAGCGGTCAGGGTGCCAAGGGCCCGTGGTCCGCATACCTGGACCCCCGCCCGAAGCAGGTAACCGACCTCCTGCCGAAGGACCACACGGGCAAGGTCCCGTCCACCGATGACGTGAACCACCCGGGCCTTGCGGGCAACACGCACAAGTTCGCCAAGTTCCTCCGCTAGACCGTGACGCGAGGGGGGCGGCTACTCCCGCTCCCCTCAGTTACGTAACGTCTAGTCACACAAGGAGGATAGGGTGCTTACCCTAAACCAAGGCCGTCGTCTAAACGCGGCGGCAGGCGAACCGCTTCACAATCCTCTCGGTGTCATGAACGTCAGCAAGACGTTCCTGCGTAAAGGTCAGTTGTCTCTAGTAGCGGCTGGCCCCGGAAGTGGCAAGTCCGCCATCGTGCAATTCATCTTGCAGGTTGGCAATGGACTTCCCCCTGGCGCTCCTGATCGGGCCGTCAACCGGACCCTGTATTTCTCTGCTGACTCGGACTCCACCACAATGTGGACCCGCAGTGCGGCGATTGCTACCGGCATGACGCAAGACATGATTGACGAGCTACGGCTGGCCGATGAGGTTGAACACCTAGAAGCGGCAGTGTCACGTTCGGCAAACCACATGAGGTTTGATTACGAATCGTCACCGAGCGACAGCTATGTACTGGACCAAATAGATGCCTACGCATCTGTCTTTGGCCAATTTCCTGAGGTCATAGTCTTTGACAACTTGAAGAACGTTGCCATCGAGGGTGCCGAGGGAGAGTTCCAAGCCCTCGAAGAGGCGTGTGGCTTCATGCATGACCTCGCCAGAGACACCAATGCGGCAGTGATCGCACTACACCACGTTACGGGTGAGAACGAGGATGGTATGAAAGCCATCCCCATGTCAGGCATCAGAGGCAAGGTTTCAAAGACCCCCGAAGTGATCCTCACCCTGCATAGGCGTGATACCCAAATGTTCGTAAGCCCGGTGAAGAACCGTAACGGGGTTGCGGACGCGAGTGGCAACTGGATGTTGCCAGTCCAAGTTGACCTTAGCCGAATGGCTTTTACCGGATAGGCACACATGAACCGCCGAGCTTTCACCCCCGACCTCATGGTTGGTTGCTATACCGCCTGTTGGGGGTGTCGGTTCGGATTCTGCAACCGAGGGTGGCACACGGCCTGTGACGCCGACGACGTTTACGAGTGGGAACGTCGCGGGTCCAATGGCCCCCACCCTTACACACGCCAATGCGGTTGCTGGTGCCAGTTCTACAAGCCCAAACCACTGATCCACAAAGGACGGAAACCATGACGCCACTCACTTGGGGTAATACCCAAACGGAGTTGCTGGTGAAGCGTGGAGCTCCCGAGCTCCCCGAGGGCTTCACATACCGGCTGGACATAAAGCATCCAAGCCTCACTGAGGGTAGGCCAATGCTCCAGCCCGCAACGGTTACCGCACGTATCGGTGAGCATGTCGGTGACGAATGGGTAGAAGTAGCCCGGTTCACCGAAGTTACACGAGCCGACTTGGCCATGGCGTCGGTTGCCGCCGCTAAGCACGCATACGAAGTGTGGGGCATCGAATGAGCAGGGTCTACCTGCTATTCACCGACCACGAGGGCGACCCGCTGGCGCTGACCAACGAGATTAGCGCCGTCTACGTCACCGCCGAGAAGGAACAGGTCAAATCGTTCCTTGGCCAAGAGCCGGTACGTGAACTGGTCAAGGAGTCCTACCGGGTGGTGCACCACAGCACCGGCAGTTACCGCGTGAGGGAAACCTTTGACGAGGTAATGGACAAGATCAGGGCGGCTACCGAATGCGAGTGATGGGCATAGACCCCTCACTCAGCGGAACGGGCGTGGCTCTTGGTGACGGAACACTCCGCACGATCAAGACCACAGCCAAGGAAGGCGACGGGGAGAGGCTCCTCAAGCTCTACCGGGAGCTCCAAGCCGCTATGCGCGGCGACGATGGCCGCAAGGCAACGTTCGCCGTCATCGAGGACTTGCCCACACACGCCATGTCGGCGGGCCTCACGGGCCGAGCCCAGGGCATTGTCCGCATGACGCTGGCCCAGTGGGACACGCCCTACGTAGCAATCCCGCCAGCGAGCTTGAAGAAGTTCGCCACGGGCAAGGGCAACGCCAAGAAGGACGCCATGCGCCAAGCGTGGCTGGAGTTCAGTGGCGAGGACAACAGCGACGACAACCAAGTGGACGCCGCTTGGTTACGGCAGATCGGGCTCCACCTCAAGGGGGGGCTGGTGAACCTGCCACCAGAACAACTCGCGGCAGTAGCCGCCTACCTCTAGATCAGGACACCGCATGGAACCCACCGAGTACGACGTGTCAATGACGCTGGATGAGCTTGAGGAACTGATTGACCTTGCAGTGGCGGGAGCCATCTGCATGGGCCAGTCAGACCCCTTCCCGCAGATCATCACTGACCTCAGTGAGATTCACAAGGAGCTCACGGACGATGGCGTTTAGTCGCCCCACCCCCTTGGACATACGCGCCGTAGTCGAGCACTACGGCGGCGAGGTCCCCGCCCACGGCCATGGCCGCGTCAAAATGCGGTGCTTCCTCCCGGGCCATGAGGACTCACAGCCCTCAGCGGTCCTCAACGAGGACAAGAGCTACTACAGGTGCTTCACCTGTGACCTATCCCTTGACGGCTACGGCCTCATCATGAAATTGGAGTCTTGCGATTTCCCTAGTGCCATCAGCCACGGTGTTGAAAAGTTTGGCCTCAAGTACGGAGGCCTATCATCAACAGCTACTCAGCCCCGAAGGCGAACGCCATTACGAATATCTGAACGTGGAGCGGGGGATCAACCACGAGACGATTCTCCACTTCAAGCTGGGAGCCGTGTTAGACGCAAGCGCGTCTCATGAGCAAGCCCAGGGCATGCTTTCCATCCCCTACCTGACGCCAGCCGGCCCCGTTCAAATCCGGTTCCGCAGGGCACCGTGGGAGGACAAGGGCCCCAAGTATTGGCAGACCCCGGGTAGCCAGGTTCGCATGTTCAACACCAACTATCTGTTGGACCCCAACCGCTACGTCTACGTATGCGAGGGCGAGTTCGACACCATTGCCGCCACACAGGCGGGCCTACCGGCTGTAGGAATCTCAGGCGTGAACGGGTGGCGCAACCACTTCTACCTCATGCTGGCAGGCCATGACCGGGTGACGTTCTTTGCGGACAACGACTCTGCGTCGGACTCAGCCGAGGGCAAGCCCAAGCCGGATGACTGGCCCGAGGGCAAGGAATGGAACCCCGTCAAGAACGCGGGCCTGAACTTTGCCAACAAACACGCCGAGGCCATTGAGGGTGGGGCCGTCATTCAAATGCCCCCCGGCTACGACGTGAACAGCTATTTGATCGAGCAAGGAGCAGAGGAGCTCCGCGCTATCGCAGGATTTAGGAGAACCACTTGAGCGACACCATTGACGTCAAGGCAACCGCCATCGTCACCAAGGGCAAGCTGTTTACCCGCCCCCGCTACACCGTCACCCTGTTTGTTGACGACATGTCCACCGGCATCCACCTTCACTGCAAGAAGCGTGAAGTAACCGAGGCCAGCCAGTGGATGGTGAACAACACCGCCGCCCTGCTGGCGTCCGAAGGGCTGTATGAGTTCTTCGCAGACCGGGCCGAGGCCCTCCTCCCCAAGGTGGCTACTGAGCAGAAGCTCCCGGCAGTTGGTGACGTAGTGTCACTGACCACTGACCTTGGCCCAAAGTACCCGGTGGGCACCAAGGGGACCGTAGTGCGGATCGACGCACCCGAAGGGCACTCCCCCGAGAACGTGTACCCGGTGATCTTTGCACCGCACGGTACCCCGGGCGTTGAAATCCCGCTGGCACACGGAGAGTGGAAGTGATCGTTATTGGCCTGACCGGCAGGGCCGGGGCAGGTAAGGACACAGTTGCAGACCGCTTGGTAGCCAAGCATGGCTTTACCAAGATGAGCTTCGCCGGTCCCCTCAAGGACATTCTGCTGAGTGTCAACCCGATCCTGGGTTTCCACCCGATGCACCCGGGAACGTTGATCACCTTGAGCGAGGCACTCACGGATTGCGGCGGTGAGGACGGGGTGAAGAAGCTTTTCCCTAAGTACCGCAGTTACGCACAGAAACTCGGCACCGAGGGTGTACGTAAGTACGATCCCGATTTCTGGATCAACACCGCCATCAAAGAGGTAGTGAAGCTCCCGAGGGATGCCCGCGTTGTGTTCACCGACGTTCGGTTCCCGAACGAGGCGGCTACCATTCAGCGGTTCTTTGGCCGTGACTACACCACCGAGCTCTGGTTCGTTGACCGGCCCGAGTCGGGGTTGAGGAGCGTCACAGCCCACGCCTCCGAGGAGCACGCGGGGGCCATGAACGAGCAGGTTACCGTCCACAACAACGGGTCCGTATGGGACCTGGAGTGGATCGTTGACAGCCTCGCACGTGACCTTGTGTCCGTGGAGAGGGTGAAGCTGGCCGCGTGAAGTGTGCTGTCCAAAGGGCGTATGACGCCATGAACGAGGATGACCGCGCCGCGTTTCGCCGGATCATCGTCAACCCCGGGCTCACTGCCGGGTTGATTGCCGAAGCGCTACGCGTTGACGGCTACCTCATGGTTGACCGCGCGGCGGTCGGCCACTTCCGCCGCAAACTCCAAGCAGGAAAGGCCACTCTGTGAGTCTGATTGAAGCACTCAACACCGTGTCGCGGCCTCTGGAGCCTGCACCGCCCACCCTACGTCGGCCATCGGTGAAGTACCGTAACGGCGAGGTGGACGAGGTTGTTACCGGCGACGTGGCAAGGGCCACGACGCAGGACGAATACCGGGACCGTATCCGCCAGTCATGCGAGGTGGACATTCCTGAGGGCCACGAGCTCCAGCTTGTGGAGGCATGGCACAACACCAGTGCATGGACCCGGGCCACCGTCGAGCAGGAGCTCGCGGTGAGCAAGCCGACATGGCGGTACCACTTCCGCGTTGTAAGGGTGAGTGGTGACAGGTGGGAGCTCCCCGAGGCCATGGGGAAATACATCAAGAGCCGCCGTACCCGCCAGAAACCACCGGCCTTGCAGGGCGTGGAGCATGCCGAGGTGGTCAACCTCGCGGACCTCCAGGTGGGCAAGCGTGACGAGCGTGGCGGCACTGACGAGTTCCTGGAGCGGTTCTTCCTGGCCATGGATGCCGTTGTCTACCGCATCAAGAAGTCCAAGCCCAGCTTGATCGTACTGGCCGAGCTCGGGGATGGCTGTGAGGGATTCCAGAATGTGCCCACACAGGCACAGGGCAACGACCGCAACCACATTGAGCAACTGGACTTGCATAGCATGTGCCTGACCTACGCGGCCATTGAGCTCTCCAAGCTGGCCCCCAAGATGATCATCGTGGGCGTGCCCTCCAATCACATGGAGGTACGCGAGAACGGCAAGGCTGTTGGCGGGCCTGACAACGACTACGGGTTGCTGGCCATGAGCCAGCTAAAGCGGGCCTTTGCCCTCAACCCCAAGGCCTTTGGCCATGTGGAGTTTGCTTGGCCCGGTGAGTTTGAGGTGAGCATCGTCCTGAACGTGTGCGGAACCAACGTCATGTTCACGCACGGCCACTACTCCCGTGGTGCGGGAGCGGCAGACGGCGTGCCCAAGTGGCTGGCCAACCAGTTCGCGGCCGAGGCCGAGTACCATGCGGCCCGCATCATCTTCACTGGCCACTTCCACCACCTACGCATTCAGCAGATCATCGGTGGCCGCTGGTGGCTACAGGCCCCGGCACTGGACAACGGATCGAGCTGGCTCAAGCGAGTCAACGGACAGGGCGGCTCTGACGCCGGGATTCTCGTCGTGAGGATCGACGCCTACGGCTGGAGCAACCACGAGGTTCTCGTTTAGAGGATCACGCTAAGCCGGCGCAGCTGACCAGGCGAACGCACTTTGCCTAGAACACGCGGATTTCACCCGCCCCCCAATTTTCCCCCTTTGTAGGTTTCCTACAAGCATGCCCTGAGAGGCCAACCCTTGCAGATTACAGACGCTACGGCGGTGCCCATCGTCCGCCACATCAACCCCGTTGTGCAGTGGATCACCGACAACCACATGAGCATGATCAAGGGCATTGCCCGCAAAGAGCATCGTGGCGTGGCCACCGTCGAGGTCGAGGACATTGAGCAGGCCATCATGCTCAAGATCACTGAGAAGTCCAAGCAGACCAACTCATTCAAGGGTACCGACTTCACCACGTGGGACCGTACGGGACTCGATCACCTGTTCACCAAGTTTGCCCGGGACTACGTTGCCCGGGAGCGTATCGAGTACATGCACTTCGCTGGTGCGTTCATCTACAACCCGGCCATCGTGGAGGTTTACCTCAAGGATGCCGTGTGGGTGAACCTTGAGGACGTGCCCGACATTGACGGGCGGGTGGACGTAAAGGAAATCCTGGCAACGTTCCCCCTCGAATGGCGGCGTGCCCTGTTCGTGCACTACGGCATGGATCAGCCGTACAAGAGCGACACCAAGGAATACAAGCGGGTCTACCGTGCTGTGGAGGTCATCAGTGACCGCCTCAACATGAGCAGTGGAGTGAAGTTGGGCGACCTTGCTGACGCCGCGTGACCTTACCCAACGTGTCTACCACCACGCTCTTGCCATCTATATCTACTTCCACATTCACCTCTTCCACGCATCAACCAGACTTGAGGACTACCTTGCCAACCATGCCAGAGGAATTTGGGCTCCAGTACCCCGTCCGTCGATTGATGGTAACGGGCTCACGGGACTGGACCAACAGGGCCGAGATTGACCGGGCACTGTTCAACTACTGGTACACGGCAGGCCGTGTCAGTGACGTAATCCTGATCCACGGTGCGGCCAAGGGTGCCGACACCATGGCCAAGGACGTGTGGGAGAAGCAGGGCCTCCAGACCCGGGCCCACCCCGCCGACTGGGAAGGGCTGGGCAAGCGGGCCGGGATCGTCCGCAACATGCAGATGATCAACTCAGGCCCCGAGCACGTACTGGCCTTCATCAAGAACAACAGCCGTGGTGCAAGCCACGCCGCCGCCGAGGCCGAGCGCCGAGGCATCCCCGTTACCTACTTCCGAGAGGACTGAGCATGACCGCTACAGTTATCACCCGCCCCGAGAACCTCCAGTCAAGCGAGGAGGTTGGGAGCTTCCTGCTCCACAAGCTCTGGTACTGGCTATCCCGCTCTCTGGTGATCTGGACATTCCTGGCAATCTTCTTCCCGGCGCTTGGCGCCACCTACTGGCTGGTGCTGGCGGGCCTGTGGGCCCTCAGCGCGGCCCGTGGCCACAGCAATGCAACGATCATCAACTTGGTCCGCCGAGCGGCAGACCGCAAAGCCGCCACCAAGTAAAAAAACCCCCCGGCCTCTACGGAGACTGGGGGGTTTTTGCGTTCCTTGGAAAAACCTGAGAATATCGCGTGTCGGTTGGTGCAACACCCCGCCACGGCATGTTTGTATGGGGGTATCAGAGCCAAGCCTTTGGGAGGGTAATCATGGCCAGCAGGAGAGATTGCTACGCGGTGCGGCCCACGTCCGCCGTGAGCAAGAAGCTCAAGGAAATCACCTACAACGGACGCAAGGAATCGTACAGCGCTTACGTCTCCCGTGTCCTGGCAGATCACTTTGGCCTGCCCCACTTTGAACTTGAGGAGGCCGAGCAAGAGGAGCTCCCTCTCGCCAACTCCGCTTAAACAGAACAAGGGCCCCGTGGTCGAATACGGGGCCCTTATAAGTTCAGGTCTTCCACAACCCTTGTAGTTCAGGTCCCGCCAAGGACCTTCCCTTTTATCCGCTCGGCTACCAACCGGGCTACCCATCCTCAGAAGCAACCAGAAACCAATCAAGAAGCCAACCAAGAAGGTGCTCCCATCATAACCACGTATAGAGGCAAGACGCTAGGTGAACACACCAAGCGCACCGATAAACCTCGCAGACTTAACCGACGTTACGAACGTCATCAAATCAAGGTTATGGCCGCTGTACCGGATGGTGCACGACGTTGCGTCATCATGAGCCACTGGCTCCCCCTGATCACCTCAGCGTTACGTGATGAACGCACGAGGGTTGACCGTGCGGTGAACTTCATCAAAATCTGCCACGGCATGCTCAACGGGGTTGACCCTACGTCACGTACGGCAATGCCCGGTCATGAGTTCCTCATGGCCTATGCCAACGTCTCCCGTACCACCGTGAAGAACTGCCTCCGCTGGCTCAAGGCCCGGGGGTTCCTTGGCGTGGTGGCTGAGGGACGCCAGGGCAAGTACGCACAGAAGAACGCTGACGGCCACGAGCTCTACCCCTCAAAGACCGGGGAACGCACCAACGAGCGGGCCGTCTACGTGCTGTGTGAGCCGCTAGGCCAAGAGGCCCTTGAGCTCATGGCTGAGGCTGAGGCCCAGCACGCCAAAGACCTTGACTGGCTGGTGGCTGTGGACAGCGAGAAGTTGGCTGTGGATATAAGTTGCCTCCCTATCCCAACTTCAGTTGGTACTAACCCCCCGCACGCGCGGGAAAAGGAATGCGAGCAAGACAAAGACGAGAACGACGGCGCTCCGCGCCGACTGAAAAACTACTTTCAGGCGCTCTCCGAGCGCGTCCAAGACCTGAGGGGAAATCGGCCGGCCCCGGTGTGGCCGGGTAGCGCCACGACAGACGCCAAGACCAAGCGTGGCACCCGGGCAAACCAGTTGCTAGCCGCGCTCACCTTGCAGGATCGGTCATTTGCCCTACGGCAAATCAGCGCCAAGCACCTCGCGTACGTCTGCCGCCCGTGGTTCGAGGCTGGCTGGACCGTCAACGACATTCTGGAGGCCATTGACCACCGCCCCGATGGCTCACGCCACCGCCACGATGGCGCTGACGGCGTTGGGAACGTCGCTGGCTGGCTGGCCCACAGGCTGGGTTTCTGGCAGTGCAACGGCCGCGTGGTGTACTCCCCCTACCAGCGCCGCGAGAAGCGGGCTGAGGTGGCCAGGAGCAGGGCTATCGAGGCGGCACGAGCGTACCGGGCCCCGGTAAAGCCGCAGGTCAGCGGCATGTCAGAGGTGGCGCGGCGCACACTAAGCGAAATCAGGGCAATGTTCAAGAGGTAAGGCACTCAGGATTTGCACAGGGTGTGGAGAGTGGTGCAGAGTGGAGTTGCTACGTAACGTAATCGACGTAGGAGCGCAAGGGTGGG